AATCAAGCAATTATAAACTTTATCAAGTATAAACAATCATTTATAGCAGATACAAATAATATAGAAAGAGTAAATAACAAACTTCTTGAACATTCAAAAATTATTATGATGACCCATGTATTTTAATGAAAACAATCGGCATTTGAAATGTCCAAAGGTGTAAGTCATTATAGTGTATATAGTATTTTTACGTTACATTTTTATTCGTTTTATTTTGATAAATTTGTTGTATAATTTTTATAAGAACTATACAACAATAAATAATTATGAAAATTATACAAAAATACATAAAAAATCTATTAATTAATTTACAACCTTCAACAAAAACAGATGATATAAATGTCATCATGGATGGAGGACTATTTAATGGAAGTTATTTAATTGGTGCCTTATATTTTCTTAAAGAAATGGAAGATCAAAAACGAATAAAAATAAATAAAATATCATGTTGTAGCATTAGCTCTGTATGCAGTTTGTTATATAGAATAAATTCTTTGGATTTAATGCCCGAACTTTATAATATAATATTAAAACAATTTAAAGAAAATCACAATTTAAACGCTTTTAATAAATGTTTTGATAAAATTCGCAGTCGTATTCAAAATCCAGAAGACGTTTGCAAACAATTTAATAATAAAATTTACATATCTTATTATGATGTAATTAAATGTAAAAAAGTTGTTAAAAAACGATACAGAGATTTAAATGACATATTTGAAACTATTCATAGGTCTTGTTTTATACCTTTTATTATGAATGGGAAAATGATATATAAGATGCGGTATTGTGATGGTATAACACCATATATTTTACCATTTGAAATCAATAAAAAGCTATTATATCTTGATTTATTAGGATCGGATAAAATTGGTTACGCATTATCTGTTAAAAATGAAAACACAAATTTTCATCGCATATTAGCTGGTTTATTAGATATGCATTTATTTTATATAAAACAAAATAATACTCAAATGTGTAGCTATATTAATAGTTGGTCTTTTTATCACATATTTCGCAATCGCTTCATAAAAGTTATTGTGGAGCAAACATTTTTCTACACAATTTATTTTATATATTATTTAAAACGATTTATTCCAGAAGAGTTATATGATAATATTATTTTTAAAATTTTATCAAAAATAATAAAAGAATTATATATTTTATTCATAGAAAAATATTGTTTCTAGATAAATAAACCTCCGCGTCCCCGCTTTTTAGTTTTATTTTTGTTTTTACTTTCTGTAATATTATTCACCTTTGTCACATGTCTTTTACGATTATTATTTTTCTCTATTTTTTTTTGTTCCTTTACATTTATTGTATCAGCTGGTCTATATCGTAAAAACCATTCTTCGTATTCGGATGCTTGTTTTTTTTTATAATCTTTCAATTCTTTAAATTTTTCAGCCTTTTCGGCTCTAATTTCTTCTACTGTCTCTTGATGACCATAACAACTTATGCTAAATCTACGCAATAATCCCTTTTGCTGCAATCTATTTTTTTGCTGAACTTCAAATAGGAATTGAGCCATACAAACTATGCGATCCGTGTCATAATAATTTCGGTCTGAGTATAAAAATGCCAAATAAAAACTTAACATCGTATCAATCGTTGCTATTTTTACAGGATGTTTATCAACATTTATTATATTGTAGCTATGACAAGCAATCGGTTTATAAATAAATGCAATTGTATCAGAGCCTATAAGAATTTGATAATGAGGGGCTACTATTTCTCCAATTTCTTTACGTTTTACGATTTTAACATTTTTATATCCAGCGTCTTTTAAACGCTCTCTTAAAATCTCTGCTGTTTTTTTTGGATCTTCTGACAAAACGTCAAAATCGGGAATCTTTTCTAACTTTTTATGTAAATGTTTTGGCATGTAATGTAAATAAAGACTTATCGCATATCCTCCAAAAAAAACTACACCTTGATTTATGAAAGAAGATCTAACTATTTCAAAAATCTTATCTTCTTCATATTTGTTAATCATTTCTCTTTGAAATGGTTCTATTTCACTACAATGTTGTGATTTTAAAGGATAATTTTTATTAAGAAGTGTTAAACGTTTAACTACTTTCTCCCATCTAGAAACATCACCTGCGGGTCTGGACAACTCTAAATACATTGACATTCTTAAGTAATTTGGAGGAGCATATAAAATACCGTCTACTTTTATAGCCTCCTTTTTAACTGCCTTATATATTTCGTTGTGTAAGAAAGTTATATCTGCTACTGGAATAAAATTAACAAATACTTTATAAGTTCCTTTATGTTGACCAGATTTTGCTTCTACCTCCAAAAACCCTTCCTTAACATATTCATCTGTAAGTTCTTTACTATCTTTTAACGCATTTGGGGAGAAAAAATCATAATCTGGTATCTCTACCTCTGTATTGTAAAACTGATATTGTTTCGGTAAAATATTATTAATAGCGGTTCCACCATAACATATAACTTTTTTACGCCGAATAAAATTCTCAACTATATTTATAATTTTTTTAACTTCTGTTGAATTTGCAACAGCTCTACCAGATTTTTCTTCTGCTTTATCCACAGCGGCTCTTAATATTGCTAATTCACATTCTTGAAAGTTCATTGATCTATCACATATATTTTTCATCTTGTATTTTTTATCTTATAATATTCAGAGAAAAATAAAAAATTATGGTAATTTATTTATAATAGTATTAGGTTTTCCTATTAGTTTTTCATTGTGATTTGGTTTTTTATTAAAATAATTATTCCAAAATTTTCTTGTAGCGTAAAAATCATTTTTATGTGCTCCTGACCATTTGCTTGAAGAACACTTATTATTATTATTATATGAACCCATCGTAAACCAGTTTTTATTTGATTTTCTTAATGTACATTCACAAATAGCCTTTTTTGAATTGTTTGGATCAACTACACACTTATGGTTTAAACAATCCGACCATTCAAATTGTTTCGGACATTCTGTTATTTTTTTCCCATTTTTTAACTCATTTATTGAGAATGTTGAATAAATACGCCGGGTTCCATTTTGCATTTTATGTGGTTTTAGTCTATTGCAAGATTTAGTTGCAAAATTATATCCATTTTCAATAATGCATTTGCAGCTTGTTTTACCTTGTTTATTTTTAATTTTTCTACAAGGAGCAGATGTACATAAAGCATAACGTCCTTTACACATCGTAAGTTTTTTTGTTTCTTTTCTATTTTTTTTAGTTTTTATCATCTTTGTTATTATATTATTGTATTATTTTTTATTATTGTATTATTTTTTATTATTGTATTATTTTTCACTAAATTCATTTATATATAATTTATTACACCTTTTCACATTTAGAGCAACGTGTATTTTAATTATTCAATCGTGCAAAGTTCCAGTTTCAATAAAACAATTGTATTTTGCATAATCAATCATATTGTGTAATAAAGTCAAAAAATGTTAAGACATCGCATTATGTATATACTATTTATAAATTTAATATTAAATTTATAAACACATCATAATCGGATTTTCAAATGTTAAAAGGTTTAAAATATTATTCTAAATATTAAAAGCATAGTAATCACTTTTTACACTTCGCGTTTGGAATGATAATGCGGGATTTTGTGGTGCAGGCGCTTGAACAACTACAGGAACATATCTTAACTTCTCAGGTTTTAAACAAAAAGCATATCCACATTTGTCAAAAAAAGCATTATTTTCCTGTAAATTTGAGTCATTTTTTTGATACATCATAGAAATCATTTGACATCCAGTTTCTCTACAAATTATACTACTTGGATTTGTAGGATTTATTCCAGTATCCGGCATAGATATACTCATACTTTGTTTATTATATTCTTGAAGTTCAGACAAATCTGGAGTATTTTTAACATCATAATAATGCAAAGCCCTCATAAAAATAGAATTACTAGTCATATTTACATATTCATAAAAATCACGGCAATCCATAAAAGAATTATTAGTTTTATCTACTATCAAGACAATCGTTTGTTTTTTTGTTAAATCTAACAAAGGAGTATTGCCAAAATTAGTACCATTTTGTTCAAAGCTATAAGCTGGTCCTAAAAAAAAGTTTTTGTAATTTTTAAGTAAATTTGCAAAATTTTGAAACATTTTTTGGTTTGAACTTTTAAAGCGCACATGTAGTATAATTGGGTCATTTGGGTTAGGTGCAGTACTATTAGCAAAAGCATAATTTGTTATAATATTCATCACTTCAGAAAAAGAAACATAATTATAAGTTTCCTTAATATAATTGCTGTCAACTGTGGATGTTGCCACAACGGGTTGATTGTTTATTGAAAATATCTCAAAATCTAATCCACGAACTCCTTGTTTTAATACATCTTTTAGGGCGCACGTAGAGACATAATCATTTTTGTAAGTTCCAGGACTGCAACAATTATAAGCAGTCTTTACATAATAGTCCTTAAATGTATATTTACATTTTGGATCAGATGAATTTAAAGATTTTATAGATCCATCTAACGTTGAAAAAATATTATCCATAGCACTACATTCTCTATTTAATAAATTTCGCATATAAAGGTAATACCACAAAACAATTATTATAAATAATATAATCATGCTAAATAAGATGTAAACTACAAAATTTTCCTTAAGATTTTTTACCATATCTATAATATTATTTGTTTTTTTGATTGCATCCATCACTATCTATTATATTATGTAAATTTTATAATATAATTAAACATTCAAAATAGTTAAAAATATAATTTATCTGTATAATATATCTAAAATATGGCTGGAGGATTAATGCAATTAGTTAGTGAAGGTCAACAAAATATAATATTAAATGGAAATCCCTCAAAAACTTTTTTTAAAGCAACATATGCAAGATATACAAATTTTGGTATGCAAAAATTCAGAGTTGATTTTGATGGGTCAAGAACTTTGCGTTTGGCCGAAGAATCAAATTTCACATTTAAAATACCACGTTATGCTGATTTATTAATGGATTGCTATTTAAGTGTTGAATTGCCTAATATTTGGAGTCCAATTATGCCACCAAATACAGACGAAGAAACTGCCACTACAAATTCCGGAGTATGGGTACCTTACGGTTTTAAATGGATTGAAAATTTGGGAGCATTAATGATATCAAAAATAACAATCACGTGTGGAAATCAAACTTTACAAGAATATACAGGAGAATATATTAAATTTATAGTTGAAAGAGAATTGGGTGGAACTAAAAAAACTTTATTTGATAGTATGACTGGAAATACAGCATCTTTAAACGATCCTGCAAACTCTGGTGCTCGCGTTAACTCGTATCCAAACGCTTATTATGCTGGACCAACAGCCGCAGCAGAACCGTCAATTCGTGGTAAAATTTTATACATACCAATAGGAAGTTGGTTTAGTTATAAAACTCAAATGGCTTTTCCTTTAGTGGCACTTCAATATAATGAATTGCATATAAACGTAACCATGCGACCAATTCAAGAATTATTTCGCATTCGTGATGTTTTTGATAGTGAAAATAATTACCCATACGTTGCACCCAACTTCAATTTGTGGTATATGCAATTTTATAGATTTTTGCAAACTCCGCCGTCTGTTGCACTCGCGTTAGAAGATTATGATGACACCAGAACATTATGGAACGCAGATATTCATCTAAATTGCACATATTGTTTTTTATCAAATGAGGAATCTCGTTTATTTGCACTTCAAGAGCAAAAATATTTATTTAAACAAGTTAAAACGCAAAAATTTTATAATGTAACTGGTACAAATAAAGTACAGTTAGAATCTCTTGGTATGATTTCAAATTATATGTTTTATTTTCAAAGAAGCGATGTAAACCTGCGAAATGAATGGTCAAACTATTCTAATTGGCCATACAATTATCTACCATATGATATTTCTCCTGCTCCAACTGACGGATATTATCCAATAGTTAGATATAATCCAGATGGGACAACTAGTGAAGTTAACATAGGTCCAGGTGTAAACGCAAACGGCGATTTAACTGGATGGTATATTACCGGGAATTATAATTTGGAAAATCAAAATGTAATATTAACATCTATGGCCATTCTATTAGATGGCTCTTATAGAGAAAATGCACAGCCAAATGGTGTATATAATTATATAGAAAAATGGCTGCGCACAGGAAGTAATTTACCAGAAGGTGTGTATTTTTATAGTTTTGGTATGACAAATTCACCTTTAGACACTCAACCTGCTGGGGCAATTAATATGAGTCGTTTCAGTACAATTGAATTAGAGTTTTCAACTGTTATACCAACAGTTGATCCTTATGCTCAAACATTAGCTATATGTGATCCTGCGAATAAAACTATAATTGGTATAAATAAACCTACTTGGAGAATCTATAATTATAATTTTGATTTGACATTGTTTGAAGAGAGAATAAATTTGGTAACATTTGTTGGCGGAAACTGTGGTTTAATGTATGCTACATAAAATTTGCAGCAATTTATATTTTTAATATATTATTTAAAATATGCTACTTGATAATCAGTAATATATTTTATATTTCCGTATTGATTTAAAATTCTCAGTAAGGGAGAGAAAATCATGTTTTTAAGTGTCCAAAAGTGTTTCCAAAAATCAAAAATGGACAAAAAAAATGTCCAAAAATGAAAAATGAAAAGATTTTACAGAAAATAGGGCATTTTTTACCCTTTTAAAGCATAATGCTTTGATTGTTGAAAAAAAAGTTGAAAAAAATGTTACGATAAATTTTTGTATATATTTTACAAAAACAATTTAGCTACTTTTCTATTGCTATAATAAGCAATGATAGTCAACGAAAATGTAGGAAAAAGTAGCGAATCATATTTATGTGAAAATTGCAACTACAAAACAGATAAGAAATTTAATTATGAAAAACATTTATTGACACTCAAACATTTAAAATCAATCAAATGCAATTCAAATGTAGCAAAAAGTAGCTTTTCTAAATTTGTTTGCAAAATATGTAGTAAAAATTACAAAGATAGTTCTGGATTGTGGAGACACAATAAAAAATGTTCTGGAATAGAAATAGAAAATGGAATTGGAAAAGTAAACAAATTAACAAAACCTGACGATAAAGAGAAACAATTAGAAGTAATAACAGAATTATTTCAGGAACAAATGAAAGAAAATAAAGAACTGAAAGAATTATTAATTGAACAAAATAAAAAACTTTTAGAGATTGCGGAGAAAAACCACGGTCAAATTACAAACATTACAAATAACACTACAAATAACACTACAAATAACAATTTTAACTTGCAGTTTTTCTTGAATGAACAATGCAAAGATGCATTAAATATTATGGATTTCATAAATCAGTTGCAAATGAAATTGACAGATTTAGATATGGTTGGAAGAGTTGGTTATACAGAAGGAATATCAAAAATTTTTATTCGTGGGCTCAAAGAATTGGATGTTTTCAAACGTCCAATTCATTGTAGTGATCTTAAGAGAGAAATTTTATATGTGAAAGATAAAGATTCTTGGGAGAAAGATAGTGAAGAAAAAAATAAAATGAAAACAGCTATTAAATATATTGCTGCAAAGAATTTTAAACAAATACAAGATTGGAAAGATGAAAACCCAGAATCGGAAGATATAGACACAAAAAAACATATGGACTATCAATATATATTGATGAATTCTATGGGCGGATCAACATATGAAGAAGATGAAAAATATTATAATAAAATAATACGAAATGTTGCGAAAGAAGTAACAATTGATAAAAGTGAAAATAAGAATATTATATGAATTACAAGAAATCGTTTGCAGCTAGTGGTCCATTATTTATAAATTCTCCTGAAAGTGATGATCGTTCTGGATAATTCGGTGTAAATTGAGATGCATTTGGTGTATATTTTTTATCATATAGTTCCATTCCATCATCAAACGTATTTCTCCATGTATTTACTCCTTTAAAGTATTGAGCTGCTACTATATTTGGTTTGTTAATAAGTTTAGCTTTAGTGCCAATATCTGTTGTCAATATAGAATAAGTTGGTGTTGTTTGACTTGTTAATTTTCCAGCATCATTTTGTCCATGAATTTCATAATTATCGGTTTTTTCTGGTAATGATAGTTGTTTTGTATTAGGATTGCATCCAAAACAATCAATATCAGAACTGCATTGTTCTCCAGTTAAAGAACATCTATTATTAGGACCACATATATTTTGACAACTTACTTTCGTATTTAATGGTAAATCAACTGTATGATTTGTGGATGAGTTATAACCGTTTGAAAATTTTTCAATAATGTATTTTTTTTTTATTAAATATTCTCCCCATTGAATAACACCTACAAACAATATTAGTATTACAAATGACCAAAATATTAAGTTTTGTTTATTCATAATTATTATCTATATACTTAAATTAGATATTATTTTTTATTTTCACATACACTAAACGATTAATTATTGTATAAATCATATGTTTAGCAATTTGTAAAATAACTTTACAATTTTTATATAACTTTATAGTATGACAGATACATCAATAATAGAAGATAAGAAAAAAACACAAAATCAGACTCCAAAAAACGACATTTATAAATTTTTAATAGACATTTTCACACATCTCATAGTTTTTGGAATACTTATTGTAATAGGTTCCCTATGTTTGTATTCTGGAAAAGTTGCACAAGCAAACATATTACCAACCTGTTTATCTCAAATACCATATACAGGTTTAATTCCGGAAATTAAACAAGTTGTTGCTGATATTAATATAGTTAAAACGGATAAAGGAAATTTCTCTACTAAAATAGAATTTCCATTACAAGAAAATTTTAAAATTATAAATAATACTCTAGGAATTTTAAATGATTGGATAAATGGTCCAAATTCAAATGTATATAAATTGTATATAGCCACAACTTTACAACAATTAATTGCATGTAATTTTACTGTAACGAACAATATTAATAATTTTATGAATTCTATGTTATCAGAAACGTGGTTTATATTATTGGCGCCATATGTACTTTTTTTTACAGGGATGTTAACAGTTACTATTAACACTTTTTATATGATTATGCTATGGTTTTATAACATTTATCTATTATTTAGTGAGAAGACCGAATCTAAAAATAAAACTACTTGGAGATATGGTGAAATGTGGGGAATGTTTAATTGGGGCTTTTCTGCTTTGTATATTTTCATTTTTGTTATGTTATTTTTTATAATTGGAATTGGAGTTATTATTCCTTTAACTGCCTTTTTAATTTCATTATTTTGCACAGTTTTTCCATTATTTATGACATCAAAAAATAATCAAACTGGTAAATCATACGGAATTTCAGAAACAATTAAAAATGTAGTAAAATTCAAATTAAATATTATTATGATTATAATGTCTTTTTATATAATTTCATCAGCGAATAATAATTTTGGGGGTTATTCTGCATTTGTAGCGGTAGTTGCATGTGTTTTATTATATTTCTTTTCTTCAGTTTATCATCAATATATACCAAAAACATCTGACCATGTATCGCTTGGTTTAGGTGATTATGTTCAAGCTATTAAAATATGTTCTCCTATAGAAGTTTCTGATAATAATCAATCTATGTTTGAAAAAATTAGAAGGTTGTTCGGTGGTTGAAAAAAATTATACCTTCGTAAATATAATATAAATAAAAGACTTATACTATATTTATAAAATGGGAAAAAATAACAAAAGTGAAAAGAAAACTGCACCCCCCGAATTACCATTTGTAAGTATTTGTACACCAACTTTTAACAGAAGACCATTTTACCCTATGATTATAAAATGTTTTGATAGTCAAACATATCCTAAAGATAGAATTGAATGGATTATTATTGATGATGGTACCGATAAAATAGAGGATCTTGTTTCTCATATACCTCAAGTTAAATATTTTAAGTATGACACAAAAATGAATCTAGGTAAAAAACGAAATTTAATGCACGACAAATCAAAAGGCGATATAATTGTTTATATGGATGACGACGATTTTTATCCAGCCGATAGAGTATCTCATGCAGTTGAAATGCTTCAAAAAAACCCAAAAGCTCTTTGTGCTGGTTCTAGTGAAATGTTTCTTTATTTTAAACACATTCACAAAATGTATAAATTTGGTCCATATGGTCCAAATCACTCAACTGCGGCAACATTTGCATTTCGTAGAGAATTATTAAAACAGACTAGATATGATGATAATGCAGCCCTCGCTGAAGAAAAGGCTTTTTTAAAAAATTATACAATACCTTTTGTGCAATTGGATTCCATGAAGACTATTTTAGTTTTTTCACACATTCACAATTCATTTGACAAGAAACCTTTATTGGATAATCCTAGTCCATTTGTTAATTTGTCTACAAAACAAGTAGATGACTTTGTAAAAGATCCAGAAATAAAAAAATTTTTTATGGAAGAAATAGACGGATTGCTTAACGAATATGATCCTGGAAGTCCTAAACATAAACCAGAAGTTTTGCGACAGATGGAGCAAATGAAAAAACAACGGGAAGAAATGGCGCGGAAGGAACACGAAGAACAAATAAAACAACAACAAAAATTATTAAATATGAATCCAATTGATATTGCAAATGCATATGAAAATAAGTTGGCAGAACAAGGCCAATACATGAATAATTTAATTCAAGAAAATAATGCTTTAAAAATGAAAATAGATTATTTAGAAAAGAAAATTGGAGAGTTAATTTCAAAGGCTATAAAGGAAAAGAGTGGTAAAATGTAAATTTAATTATAGAATTCAGAATTAGTATAATATTCAAAAAAAAATTGATTTAAATATAATGATAATAATAAATATACACACTAATAAATACACACGATGAGTGGTTACGAAAGCAAGTATGATTACATCAACTCAGCCGATGATGATGAAACCGTATATTCCAATAATAGAAATAAGGTAGTAAAGGCTATGGTTGAAATGAATGATGATGATAAACTATGTTTCGTGAGAAATGTGCGTAGTTCAGATGGTAGGAAGAAGAAGACTGTCTTGTTTGGAAGTGGACAAATTAATACTACAATCCGAAATGCAGTAACTGGTGCGCGTTATCATGGTCATAAGATTGGTTCTAAGAATGAAGATTTATATTTTAAGACTGCAATTTGTACTGGAGAATTTGGTCCAGACCCAGTAATACTATTTTATGATTCATCTGAACAATTTGAAAAGCATTTGGGTACAAATGTTGAATCATCTATCAAGGAATTTGTGTCTATGAGACAACGTACTGCATGTTTGTCAAATGAAGAGCGATGCAAGCCCAATATGACAACTCTAGTAAAGTAAAAATATAGTTTGTTTAATAGGATATTGAGATGGAGATAGTTATATAGATTAAAATAACAAGCTTAAAAATTTATAATTATTAAATCAATAAGATGATATTCACCTTATTGATTTTTTCTTTTATTATAAGCAAAATAATAAACAAAAGTAATAAAAATAATCAAAATAATAAATTTTATAATACAATTGAAAATTTTAATGGGTTTGATCATAGATGTATAGAAATGTATGATTTATTGTATCTTAATAAAACAACAGTAAAAGATAAAGAAAATCAAATTATAGAATCATCAATAGCAACACTAGAAGAGATATATATATTTAAAAAGAGATATTATCAATTTACTCTATTAAATAAAATTTCAAATAATAAAATTTCCGAGTTAGAAAAAATAAAATTAATAGACGAGTATGTTGCTTACAATTTTGATTCAAAATATAAATATAATCTAAAAGCAGGTGGTCTTTTCAAAGATTGGAATTGGGATTGGGATAATTATTGTAATCAAACTTTGTATAATTGATATATTCATATTTATTCATTTTCAACTTCAGAAATCCCGCCATCATTATTATCATCATCTTCATCAGCATCAATCTTAGTGTATTTTTCAAGATATCTATATATACGATTTATGTCTAATTTTGTAATTTCATAATTTTCAAAAAGATTTGAAATTTCATTATCATCATATTTATTTTTTAAATCTAAGAAAAAAGAAAATACATCTTTTTTGTCCATTCCTAATTGCTGACATAGATTTTGAATAAATAATGAATTGTTGTATTCAGTTGAATACTTTGTTAGAACCTTTGTGAATCTTACTTCTTGTGGATTGTATTTAGGTTTCTTTTTAAATGAGTCGTGATATATTTTATTATTTTTAAATGTTTTGATAATAGAACTCATCTCATTAAACTGCCATATTTGTTTTTGAAATGTAATTCTATCAATATAATCAGCAAAGCATAAATTCTCTAATAATTTTAAGTAGGTTGGTATAGAAATATTCGGTTTCATTTTTCCTAAAACATCAATAATATTTTCGTGCCACAATAAACCAACAATTGTCCTATCGGTTTCATTCATAATGGTTGAATGATCATTAATATTATAATTATTATTTATTAATTTTTGAGTTATCTTTTTAGTATCGTCGTTATAAGTTTTTATCTGAAATATTTTGTGAAATATATCGTTATTTAATATATTATTTTTATTTTGATAAAGGTTGTAAATAGTTTTTAATTTTCTAAGATCAGATTGAATAAATTGTATAATATTCTGTTGCAAAGTGTTTTCCATCGTTGGCATAAGTTTTTTAACAATATTTGATATTTGTGGTACAGAAGGTGTTTTTAATTCAATTGTATTACAAACCTTCATAAGTTCTTTAATTTTTTTATCAATATGATAATTTCCTATACAAATAATTGGATTAAGTGCAACTTCTTCCAGTTTTTGTTTTTTTGTTTTTTTTGGCCTTATTAATTTTATTAATGTATTAATTCCTCCTTTGTCTCCATTATTCATGCCGTCAATTTCATCCATTACAATTGCTATCTTTTTAACATTTTTGTGAAACATACTCATGATATTTTTATCAGACATGTTATGTTTTGTTATAGTGTCAATAATTGATTTATTGCGAATATCGCCTGCATCATAACTTACTATATCATAATTCATTTCTTTCAAAACATCCAAGACAAACGTAGTTTTTCCTGTTCCAGGTTCTCCATAAACATAAATACCCTTTTTAAACAGGCAATTATGCTTATTTAATTCAAATTCTCTCAAGGTTTCTTTTATTTTATTAATTTCGTTTTGTCTATTAAGGAGTTCATTAATATTTAATTGGTCCATATTATATTTGTAATAGTATTCTTTTTATGCCGATTTTTACTCAATCCAGTTTTATTTAAAAAGTCTTTTAATAAATTTCTACATTTTGTAGACTCGTTGTCAATACAAAATTTATCTATAAAACAAAAGTAGTTACCATAAATAGTTTTATTGTATTTATATTTATTAATATTTATCCATATTTTATAATTTTCATGGATTAATAATTTGAATACAAAATCATTATCTTTTCGCAGCATATCGCGTATGTAATTATCATATTGATTTTTTGACACTATTTTTTTAATATCTTTGTGATATTTAATATAATATTCCTTGTTTAATGTTAAAAGTATATTAATTGGCAAAAAAGATTTGATAATTGACTCAATTTCAAGTGGTAAAGATTTTATTAATACTAAAATTATACTGTTATTTGTATCGGGGTTGGTCATTATTATGAAATTTATATTTATTTTATAATTTTCATAATAATTTAATGATATTATTTCTTTTTATCAGGATTTGCGTCGCATGGATTTGCAACACCTGATGTAATTCCGTCCCATGTAAGACCGCAACCTGTTGCCCATTTATATTTTGAGCATGCAGCATTTTGTCCAACATAAGGAGCTACTGAAAAATCCATTTGTAAATGTTGACCAGCCGCTATACCAGAATTGCAAGTTCCTAAATCTTTAATATTTACACATTTAGCACCGTTATTAGATATATCTACCCAATAATCAGGACAACTAGGTACAATAGGTGGCCATTGTTGTGAATTTTTAGAATGTGCTAAAGCTATGCCAATAAGGATCAAACAAATTATTAAGATTAAAATTGCAAGTAATAAAACAGTTGATTGAAAATTCATTTGTATAAAATAATAGAATATAATATTTTTCTTTTATTAGATTAATATAAATGAATTGTAAACCATCAAATGGACGAGTAGATATAAATGGCCCTAAAACAACAGATTTATTTCAAATGTATGATAAAATCCCTGTTAATCAATGTGCGACTTTTAGGAATCCTACTGAAGGGTTGTGGGATAATACTAGTTTATCAAATTCTTTTTTCTCTCAGAGTAATATTAGAATTATCCAAAATGGTATAAGAGCAGGGGTGTATCATAAGTCAAATGGACAATTTGTTATTAGTGATCAAGATGGAGATACTCTTAAAATTATTATGAGAAGTACATTTTTGCAACATGCTGCAAATCAGCCAACAGATGTTCAGCAACAAGTTGAACAATTAAATAAGATTGTTTTAGATTACTGTATACATCAAGTATATTCAGAAGCGATTGGATATCACAAGTATTTAATAGATGCTAGCACTATGTATAAACCGATGGATCCGCCAATAATGTCTCAAAATAACGACAAACAACTTGAATTAAAACCATGGTTTTAATTAGAAATAACATAATAACATAATAACATAAATATGAAATCTACCTTATCTTTACTATAAAATATAAAATATAAAATATAAAATAAAAAATAACAAAAAGATGTAAAGTAAATAATATAATAATAATAATAATAATAAAAAAATATTAAATATTATAATATTAAATAAAATATTAAATATTATAATGAAAATAGCGGTCATAATGTATTATGACAAAAATGCCTGTGAATATGGAGATATTAATTATAATATTAACAAACTATATTGCGAAAAATATGGATTAGATTTAATTTTGTCAAATGAAAAAACTTACGATGATAGACATCCTGCATGGGAACGATTACCATTAATACTAAAACATATTAAAAAATATGATTATTTAATATGGATTGATGCTGATGCATTTTTTTATATAAATTCAGGAAATATTTCAGATGTAATAAACCAAAATCAAAATGTAAATTTTATTTTTAGTAAGGATATCACAAACAATAATATCAACACAGGGATAATGATAATAAAAAATGCACAATTTAGTATAGATTTTATAAATAAATGGGCGTTTGATGAGGAATTGTATAAAAATAACCCGTGCCCACATTGGTGGGATCAGGGCGTTTTAATAAGCATGTATGATAAAAATATATTAGACATACAAAATAAACAAATTAGTTATGATTATGGTGTTTTGCAACATTTTTATGAAGATGAATTGAATTTTTTACAAAAACAACCATTTATATTTCATATGGCAGGATATGATAAAATAGATAGAATAAATGAATCAAAAAAAAAGTATAATAAATTAATAAACCAAACAGCTAATTAGCTATCTCCGCCGATCATCAGAAGCATCTAGGTTTCTAGACCCAAAAATCGTGATTTGAAATATACAAGTTGTAATAAAACACGAAAGCGAAAACTGAAAGAATACCTATAAAAATCGGCGGTTTATAGCAACGCGTATTTTAAATGCCGACTTTGTTAGTATTTATAAACCTTCAAAGTTCTTCTTTTGGTATATTTCTTTATAAGATGTATGTTTATTTTTATAGTAATCTTTATTATAAGCATAAATGAAGTAATTTTGATAGTTATCCTCCTTTTAGGAGGAAGCGCTCGTATTTTTTTTGCTAATAAGTCGGCATTTAAAATACGCGTTGCTCTAAATGTCCAAAGGTGTAAAAATGGGTTTTTGATTTTTACTCCACTTTCTCAAAGTGTAAAAATAAAAATTGAAACTAAATAAAAACAAATTAATAAAACAAAATATATAATATGTCATCTAAAGACGCAAATCTAGCAAATAAATATCAGCAGAAGACTGACAAACAACACATTCTTGACAATCCCGATACATACATCGGATCTGTTGAGAATGTTGACGCTTTTGTTTGGCTACTTAACGAAGCAGGCGAACGTATAGTTGAAAAAAATATTGCACTTATTCCTGGATTATTCAAGCTTTTTGATGAGGGTATTGTAAATTGTAGAGATCACGTGGTTCGCATGCAACAAGCAATTAAAAATGGCGTTACAAATTCAATACCAGTAAATAGTATTGACGTAGCAGTTCAAGAAGATGGCACAATTGTAATGATAAATGATGGTAACGGTATTGATGTTGCAGAGCATCCAGAATATAAGGTTTGGATTCCTGAGCTTATTTTCGGTCATTTGCGAACTTCTACAAATTATGATAAAACCGAGAAGAAGATTGTAGGTGGCAAGAACGGTTTCGGGTTCAAGCTTGTTCTCATTTGGTCAACTCATGGTTCTATTGAAACGGTTGACCATGTAAGAGGATTGAAATATACACAAGAGTTTCGCGATAATCTTGATGTAATTGGAAAACCAATTATTACCAAATGCAAGTCTAAGCCTTATACCAAGATTACTTTCAAACCTGATTATAAGCGACTTGGAATCTCTGGGCTTTCTGCAGACTTGGTGTCGCTTTTAAAAAAACGCGTTTATGATGTTGCTGCTGTGACAGATAAAACGGTAAAGGTCAAATATAATTCACAAGTAATTCCTGTAAAGAATTTTCAGCAGTATATTGACATGTATATTGGGCCGAAGGATGCAGCCCCTCGCGTTTATGAGGGGGAATCCGATGAACGATGGGAATATGCAGTTGCACTTTCTCCTACTCATGAATTTATTCAGGTAAGCTTTGTAAATGGCATTCATACTGCAAAGGGTGGAAAACACGTGGAATATATTCTCGGACAGATAACTAGAAAACTCGTCGCATTTATTGAAAAGAAAAAAAAGATCGCAGTAAATGCGAATAGTATCAAGGAGCAGCTTATTTTGTTTCTACGTTGTGATATTGAGAACCCAGCATTTGATAGTCAGACTAAAGATTTCATGAATACCCCGAGTGCAAAGTTTGGATCTACTGTAACTGTGAGTGATAAGTTTATTGAAAAAATTGCAAAGATGGGTGTGATGGATGCAGCTTGTGCAATTACCGAAGTCAAGGAAAATAAAGCTGCGAAAAAAACAGATGGATCCAAGACTAAGAACATTCGCGGAATTCCTAAGCTAATTGATGCTAACTGGGCTGGTACTGAAAAATCACAGCAATGTATGATCATCTTTTGTGAGGGAGATTCAGCAAAGGCTGGTATTGTTTCCGGTCTATCTTCTGAAGATAGAAATACAATTGGAGTATATCCTATGAAGGGTAAAATCCTTAATGTGCGAGGTGAGCAAGTAAAGAAAATTGCTGAGAATAAAGAGATTGCAGAGATAAAAAAAATTCTTGGATTAGAAACTGGAAAAGAATATAAAACCGCGGGAGATGTAGCAAAGTCGTTACGTTATGGAAGAGTCCTATTCATGACTGATCAGGATTTGGATGGAAGTCACATTAAAGGACTTGGTATCAACTTATTTCAATCCGAATGGCCAAGTCTTTCTCAAATTCCTGGTTTTATCGGTTTTATGAATACCCCTATTTTGAAGGCTAGAAAAGGAGCGCAAGAATTGGTATTTTATAACGACGGTGAGTATGAAGATTGGAAAACCGCTAATGAGAATGGTAAGGGGTGGAAGATAAAATATTACAAAGGTTTGGGTACAAGCACTGGAAAGGAATTCCGCGAATATTTTGAGAAAAAGAAAATTGTAGGGTTTTCACATACAGGTAAATCATGTGATGATGCAATTGATATGGTATTTAATAAGAAACGTGCAGATGATAGAAAAGATTGGCTTGAAGAGTATGACAGAGAAAGTTATCTAGACACGAATAAAGACGCTGTTTGTTATGAAGAATTCATAAATAAGGAATTCATTCATTTCTCAAAGTACGATTGCGATCGCAGTATTCCAAATTTAATGGATGGGCTTAAAATTTCGTTACGTAAAATTTTGTTTTCCGCGTTTAAGAAAAACTTGACAACGGAAATAAAAGTGGCACAATTTAGCGGGTATGTATCAGAACATTCAGGATATCATCACGGTGAAGCATCATTAAATGCAGCAATTGTCGGTATGGCGCAAAATTACGTGGGTAGCAATAATATCAACTTATTCACCCCTAATGGACAATTCGGTACTAGATTACAAGGTGGAAAAGATAGCGCATCTGAAAGATATATATTTACTCAATTGTCTAAAATTACTCGCATTTTATTTCCTGAAAAGGATGATAAGATACTTAAATATTTGAATGACGATGGACTACTAGTTGAACCTATATTTTATGCACCTATAATTCCGATGGTTCTTGTCAACGGTTCAAAGGGTATTGGTACAGGATTCAGTACTGATATTATGTCTTACAACCCCTTAGAAATTATTAATTATTTGAAAAATAAGCTTTCTGGTAGCTCAAACACTCATTTTGATTTTGTGCCTTATTATGAGGGGTTTACTGGAACTATTTCCAAGATTACTGAAGGTAAATTCTTGATTAAAGGAAGATATGAAAAAATTGGATCAGATAAAATTCGCGTTACTGAATTACCGGTTGGTGTTTGGACCGATGATTTTAAAGAATATTTGGAATCTCTAGCCGAACCTACAGATAAAGCCGGTAAAAAGGTTACACCAATTGTTAAGGATTATGATGATATGAGTAAGGACACAACTATTGATTTTGTCATTACTCTACAGAAGGGAAAGGTTGATGAACTAGAATCTATTTGTTTAGACAATGGATGCAACGGTCTTGAAAAACAATTCAAATTGTTTACAACCAATTCTACAACAAATATGCATTTATTTGATGCAAATGATAAGTTGAAAAAATATTCAAAAATTAGTGAAATTATTGATGATTATTTTGGCACGAGAGTTCAATTGTATCAGTCTCGTAAGGATTATATGATAGATGCTTTGACAAAAGAACTAATATTGTTGACTAATAAGAGTAGATACATTAAGGAAAATTTAGATGGAACTATTGATTTGCGGCGCAAGAAACGTGAAGACGTTAATCAGTTACTTATCCAGAAAAAATATGATATAATTGAAGATGATACAGATTTCAAGTATTTGGTGAAGCTACCAATGGACAGCGTTACTGAGGAAAATGTTGTAAAACTACTAAAAGAACATGATGATAAGGTAACTGAATTAGAAAATATTAAGGCAAAAACAATTCAAAATATGTGGACAGATGAACTTGAATTATTGAGTATTGAATACGTAAAATATAGAGAAGAACGTGAACGTAGTATGAGTGGAGTTGTTAAAAAATCTGGTGTTAAAATTGTAAAAAAACCTAAGCTCGTAATATCAAAGTAGATAATATTAGACAATTGTTATATAGATAAAAATATATTTATTCACTAATTGACTGTAGTTAGGAACCCATGTCATCAGAAATCTGAAGGATTTCCAGACCCGTTTGCTTCGCTAAGACCCATCCTTAAAACATTTTTTTTAGCAAATTTATAAAATTTCATTCCACATATGCTAATAAGATTTTATTCATTTTAAATGTTCAAGTGTGTAAAACATCACTCATTTACCAAACAGTTTCTGTGTTGTGCCACCACATCCCGTCACCCTTCTTAACGTTATACAACGCTCTGAATATTTGAGATCGTGAGAGAGGAATATTGCACCTATATTTATCAAGTGGGTGAGGGTTGGTTTTGAGCTGAGCCGCAAGAGCCTTTTTATTAACTTGCTGGCGTTGTTGAATGGCGTAATAAGTATAAAACGCTTCAAAGGACAAATTCTGAATTGGTGTAATATCCTCATTATTGTTCTGATAATCGCGTAAATATTCATCACAAATTGCTAGACCCGCGATATCTGCTAAATCTTCACCTACCCCGATTGAAGCATCAAAATTAATTCCATCTCGCGCAGCAAATTCTTCATATTGTTTAATAACATCATCCTGTATTTTCTTGTATTGTTTTTTATCGTGTTCGGTCCACCAACTATGCAAGTTACCCTTATAATCATATTGGCTACCCCAATCATCAAAACCATGACCCATTTCGTGACCAATTGTAAACCCAAGATGCGCTAAATTGTATTCAATACCACGTTCATCCAAATCCACAAATGGTTTTTGTATGTAACCCAAGTTAATATAAATGCTATTTTTGGCGGGCGTATAAGAAGCATTTACAACATATGCTTGCGTTCCGATCATTTTCACCGGATATTGCGTCCAATCCATAACAGGAATATCAACAATTGGTTTCCCTTCTAATTCTATGTAACGTTCATGGCGCCAAGCATGAATTTTATCCATATTTTCAATAAGACTATTTCCATAACCAAGAAGTGGGTCTTCTCTCAACTCTTCTGGTTTTGCAATTAAAAATTTCATATGTTTTAATTTGAGAAGAGCATATTTTTTAGTAGCAGGTGATAACCAGTTGTTGCGTTTCATTATTCTAGTGAAGACAACCTTCAAGTCATTACACATGGTTTCTACATATTTTACGTTTTGAGGAGTTTCGTAGTTTTCTACATATTGATTTGTTAAAAATGTATTGAATGGTACTGACATGTATAATGATGCGCTCACCGCATCACTTTTATTGATTTCTTCTTGACCGCGTTCATAACTTCCAAAGAAATCAAAATTAACTGTTTCCCAGTCGCGGGTCATTCTTGCAATTTTAACTAAGAAAATATAAATCCAATAGGTTCTCCATTTCTCAGAATTCCAATTGTCAACCATTAATTTAGTACCACATTTCAAATAATTGGGGCTAGATGTTATGAAAAATGAAGGTGTTTCTTTATATCCAAGTTCTTTTGTGAATTCTTTCCAATTGAAACCGTATTTTTCTTCAGCTTCTTCAGCACCAATTTTATTATAAGTTTCAGTGCTAGTTGTAGCTTCACTACATACAAGTGCATTCATCATTTCCATTTCAACTTCAAATACATGACTCGGATTAAGATGATTATTTGGACCAAGAACAGTATCAAATAAGTTTTTACAGAATGTGCGGAATTTTCCTCGGAATTTCTTCTTGTATTCAACGTCAGTTCCATCGTCAAAATAAATATTAAAATCAACCATAGAAAACACATGTGAATCCAGATAACATCTATTAATAGTAGAATTTTTATTGTCCGGATTTACAGACCATACAAATGGGGCTCTTGGTTTAACAACTTCGTCTTTATTTGCAAAAGCTAGTATTTTCCATACGTTTGCTTTATTCTCTCTCATAGCGTCTATTTTTTTAATAATGTCCTTTGCTATTTGTCTACTATGATTTTTATCATTCATTTTAATTACAGAATTGTAAAAATTTTTCATATTTTTTGCTAGATTATTGTCATGAGAATTTATATAGTTTAAAATTATGTCATTAAGTTGTCTATAAACTTTATCTTGAGTTAATCTAAAATCATCAACCTGAACAATATATTTTTGCTCTTTAGTTAAATAAGATTTCTGAAGCCAGTTAAAGTTAATATAATCATAAAAATTGTCATTTGGTTTAAGATGATGTGGTGAAAAATTAGATAATAATTTTTTAACGAATTCCTTTTTTAATTCTTCATTTGATTTAACTAAATCTTTTGATAATTTTTTTTCATATATTTTTTCAAATGGTTTAAGCCCGATTTCTACTTTAGAATTGTTTTTATGCGTTTTTATTAATGCATTTGATTTAATATTTCGTTTTGTGTTGTTTTTTTTGGCAACAACCTTCTTTTTAGTCTTATTAATAGACATAAAAGTGATATATATATATATATATATATTATATTTTTTAATTTTATGTACACCTTTCAACATCTAAAACGCCGATTTCTTAAGACAATTTCTAATTACTATTCTAAAATAACAGTTATAATTCTAATATATATATTATGGATAATGCTTCAGAACATAGAACAGAATACGAGATTTTGTAAATAAAAATAATAAAATATTGTATTCGGTACCTTGTCAGAGCTTCACCAATAGTATAGAAAATTACTTTAGCATGTTAAAAAGAAGGTTTTAAGGAAAGGTCTTAGTGAAGCAAACTGGTATGGAAATCCTTCGGGTTTCTTATGACCCGGGTTCCCTAATAAAATACAAAAAACTCTATAAAGAAAAATATAGAAAATATAGAAAATATATATGATATAATATATAATGTCCTCTACATATACATCTCTTTTTATTATTCCCGGAAGAAGAGCTGGAAATATTAATCAAATAATAAATGAATGTGGTACTTGCAAATTGCCAAAACAATTACAAAAATGTAAAATATGCAGATGTCCAACGGATATAAACAGTAAAATTGTTAAAAATAGTAATCCAGACGTAATACCTGGAACAACGCAGAGAGAACGCGCTGTAAATGCAATTAAATACGGACGCGGTGGCAAAACTATTTTTGGAAATGCTGGATATAGATCAAATGGAGATACATTATTAGGCCAATTGCAAGGGCAACCAGTTTCTCCGATGATTAGTAGAAATCGTTTTTAGACGATGCAATATTTTATATTATAAATCATATGATAAAATATTATAAATAATAAACATTTAGCAATTTGATCATTTTGTTAAGTTTAGTCATTTTACTAATTTAAGTCATTTATGTAAGTTTATTTTTTTTTCTTTATTTAATTTATAATGACTCGTTATACGAAAAACGCGCACGGACACTACCTCATACACGGACATAAGTATGAGATGTTAGAAGGCTCTCGTGCTCAAGTCTTACACGGAACTGCATACAAGACCAGCGGTGGCCTTAAAAAGAGTGACATTATGATGAATAAAAATGGTCGTATTGTTTCAAGAAAAAAGCATGTGACAGCCAAGAAGGAGAAAAGACTTGTAAAAGCTGGCTATGGAACAAAGAAGGGAAAATTTGGATACGTTAAAATTAGCAAATCCAAGTCAAAGAAGATGCGTGGAGGAACTACATTAGCTCACGCACCAGTTGAAAATGCGTAAACAATAAATATTAAGAAGAAACCCAAGAAACTGATATAAAATTGTCAAACTCTATATAATCAACTAGAGAAACGCATAAATATTTTTCAAAATAACGTTTACTAATTGTAAACTTTGTTTGTTTATTTTTTATATAGTATGAATATATTTCATCAAATGATATTAACAACGATTCGTTTTGGTTTAGTAAAATAGATTCTTTGTAATAATTTTTAAGGCTTTGAAGTGCGTTATTAATATCATTAATTTTATTCCATAATGAACATTCAATATTTAAAATATATTTGTTTTCCAAAATTTCAGTATTTGGAAAAAAATGATTAAGAATCTTTATAATATCGTGTTCGTTAATATTTCCAGCATAAAAATTAGTTTCAGAATTATCGTTTATCCATTTTTTAAATAAACAGCACAATTCGTCAATTTCTATTTCATGATCAAAATATGTTCCTATTGATGTTGAAATCGTATTTTCCCAAAAATTAATAAAATTACTCACAAATGGTAAATATTTGCTTGTTATTTTATAAAATGTGTCAGTTTCTTCATTAAAAATATAACGTTCTTTGAGAAGTTTTTTTAAATTATTAGAGTATATTACGTTTGGTAACGAATTCTTTGATATAAATAATTTCCATATAAAATGCATATTTTTCCATGAAATTGAAAAGTTATTTGTAGAGTTATTTGTAGAGTTATTATCTTCGTTAAATTTACTCTCATCAAAATCATTAACTGATTCAATAGAATGCGAGCAAAATTTATTTAAAATATCTGATTGTGAATTATTTTTTAAATATAATGAATATTGTGATAATTCTTCTGAAGATGATAAAAAAGAGTCAGAGTTTCCATATCTTTCTGAATAATGTGCAGCTACACATAAAAAATCTAATCCATTTTTATTAAACATTTCTCTTAAATTTTCAACAGAAACAGCATCATTTATGTTAATTAATCTACAATTTTGATAATTGTAGGTTTCGTTATATTTTGTTACAAAATTACTAGTAATATTTGCGTAACCAGTCACTATGTAACAAATGTGATCCAGTTCAGTGAGAATTTTCTTTGTTTTTGGTTTTGTTAAAAATATTAGATCATTTTGTTTTTTTAAAATATTATCGCCAATTATTGTTAAAAAGTATTTAACGGAGCTTTTTGTTGAAAAAAGTGATGGACATAATAAATTAATAATTTTTTGAATTGTATCAGTTTCTGGGATGGATTTGAAAACATTTTTTTCTTTTATTTGTTTAATAATATTAATTTTTGTCTTATGTTTCCAATCCATAAGTTTTCTATCTTTAGATATTGATGATAAAAGTTGATATTGAATATCATCTTCTGTAATCATTCTATAGGTTTTTCCATCATATTGATAAAAATTACTATTATTCGCAAGATAGTAATATCTATTTTTACTAAGAAAAACTTGTATAAATATTTGTTGTTCGTTTGTTAAAAATGCATTTCGTTGCATTCTTTTTTCGTGATTTTTGTCTTCATTATCAAGTGTAGATGGAAGAATGTTTGTTATATGAAAACAAAGCCGTTGGTGCATATATGTGTTATTTTTGTATTTAGAGAACAAGTTTTTGATTATATCAAAGTATTTATCACACTCAATTGGTTCTTTGAGATCAGTCATGTATAAGTTATTATGGAAAAGATTTTTAAATTATAAATTTTTTTAATATAATAATGAAAATTATATAGGTATATATTATAATGTCTAGGGTTAGTGTTTTGAAAACATATCGCAAACGTGTATCTAATTCTCGTTGCCGTAAACTTGGAAAACGAACTTGCAGAAAAACGAGTGGTTGCAAATATGCTCGTGGAACAAAAAGACGTTTTTGTCGCAAGAAGAGCAATACTAGACGTCATTAAACAAAAAACGTTTTAGTTTGTTTATAAGTATAGTATTATATAAAATTAATTATGTATTCATAATTTTATATATAATTATTTATTAGATAAGGATGGCGCAAAAAACTAAAAGGGTATTATTAAGGTATTTGCCAAATAGATTAACAAAAAAAGATCGTGAAAAACAAGGAAAAATGTTAACAAAATCACAACGACTTTATAAAAAAGGAATGTATTATACAAGAAAAAACTTGAAATCATATAGATCAAAAACATCAAAACATATAATACGGGCAAAAAATTTATATAATGTTCAAAATATTAATGCTACGCCTAAGTTAGCAATTAAAACCGGATGTTCAGTTTCAGCTTTAAAAAAAATAATTAATAAAGGCGAAGGAGCATACTTTTCTTCTGGTTCAAGACCAAATCAAACTGCTCAATCATGGGGGATAGCTCGTCTAGCAAGTTCTATTACTTCTGGGAAATCTGCAGCAGTTGATTACAATATATTAGAAAAAGGATGCAAACCTGGAAGTAAAGCATTTAAACTGGCAAAAATTGCGCGAAAAAAATATGGGTATGGACAAAAACATGTACCAAAAATTATTTTGGATAAATAGTTGTTGTATTTTTATTAGCTCTTTCCACTGATCATCAGAAGCCTGTAGATTTTCCACACTCAAAAATAGCATTTTTTTAACACATGGTAAGAAGATTTATAAGTTTGCTAAAATAAGGTTTTAAAGAGGGGTCTTAGCGAAGCAAAAGGTTGTGGAAATCCTTCGGATTTATGATGACCTGGGTTTCCTACTAATTTTTATTTTTTTGAACTGTTCTATTATATTATTATAATTTATATATGAATAATCTAGATTATGATGAAGAATATAGACAATTGAAGAATTTAGAAGAATATAAAAAATATGTAGACTTAATTGATAATACTAAGAAATATATAACACCGGAAGATTATGAATCATTAAAAATTACATTAATAAATTAAAATAAAATTCCTTCATATAAAAATAAAACATTATCTATTTTAGAAAAAGATTAAATTGTATCCATCATGATATTGAAAATTCAAAAAATGCAGTTGGATATATTTATAGAATAGATGAATCCGAAGAATATGGAGGTAAAAAGTTTATAAGAAAAAATAAGAAGTTTCAAAAATATAAATGCAATACTCAAAAACGATTTTATAAAAATATGAAAAAAAGAAATAAAAAAACAAATAATAAAACAAATCGTAAATATTATCGCAAAGATGGCAAACGTGTCAAAGACCGTAAATAAAAAAATATACCAGAGAATATAAAAAAATGGGTGCGTTAAATTTTATTATTTCAATACATAAGTATTTAAAGATTAAAAATAAAAATCATTTATAATGTCAAATTTTTCATCAAAAGGATCAACAACAGATAATAATGTATTGACTATTAAAACTGTGCAAATAGCCCCTTTTAGAACTTTAATGACTGCTTTAAAAGATATTCTTTTAGAAACAAATATTACATTTCAGTCAGATGGAATTCGTATTATAAACATGGATAAATCGCATACAATTTTGGCACATTTACATTTAGCTGCTCAAAATTTTGAGTTTTACGAATGTAAAAAGGAAAAGATTATAATTGGTGTTAATATGTTTCATTTATTCAAATTAATTAATTCAATTGATAATGACGATACTCTTACCATTTATATTGAAAATAATGATTACGTTGATGGTATTGTTTCTCATTTAGCATTAAAATTTGAAAATGGAGAGATTAAACAGTGCAAGACTCAAAAATTAAGATTGATTGAACCTGAACCAGAAGAATTAGAATATCCTGATGTGAAATTTTCGTCCGTTATTAATTTACCTTCTGCTGATTTTCAAAAGATTATTCGCGATTTATCGGGAGTTTCAGATAAACTTGAAATTAAATCTGTTGGTAGTGAATTGATATTTAAATGTTCAGGTCAGTTTGCTTCCGCTGAGATTCATCGCGAAGAATCAGACGGTAGTATGGGTTTCATTTTAAAGCAAGATTCTTCAAAAGTAATTCAGGGGGAATTTTCATTAAAAAATTTAGGATATTTCATTAAATGTACAAATCTATGTTCACAAATTGAAGTTTATTTAGAGAATGATTTGCCATTAGTTGTTAAATATAATGTAGCTAGTCTTGGGGAAATTAAATTGTGTTTAGCACCATTACCAAGTTCATAAAATATTAGATTTTAAATTATTTATTTTAGTACAGTAAAAATGTTATAATTTTATAATACATAATATATATCAATTATATATACTATGTCGTCCTATTCAAATTATAATAATAACTTAAGAAATAATCAAGGTTCTCGCAATCCAGGTAGGCCGGGCGAAAGAGGACCTCAAGGAATTCAAGGCCCCCCTGGAGAACCAGGTCCAATTGGATCTGCAGGAGCATCTTTATTTAATTTATATTCTTTAGAAAATGATATATTGTTTACGTCGTCAAACTCATTTAAAAAAATAAATAATGACGGAACTATTTCAAGGGTTTTTTCAAAAGAAAGTTATAATAATTGTTTTTTAACATTTCAGTTTACTGAAGGAAAAATGGATAGAAAAACCAAACATATTGGTTTTGTAGATAATAATAATGTGGTTTTCTATGGTTTAATTTTTGAAGAGAATAATGTTTTTTTAAATTTTATAAATAAAGTTTCAGTAAACTATGCAGAAACATATACAAAAGATGATATTTTTACTATAGTACTGTCAAATGATAAAATTTATTTTTATAAAAATGGTGTTTTGTTTTCATCTAAAGTAATTAATTCAAGCGAAAATATATCATTTCATGCATATTTTGATGTATATAATGTAAATGAAGCAATTAATAATATTTCATTTGGTTATTTGTATACAGATGGATTTACTGGACCTACTGGACCAATAGGTAGAGATGGAACCGCCACGAATACTGGAGCAACTGGTGAAACCGGCGCTACAGGAGCAACCGGGGCAACTGGAGCAACTGGCGCAACCGGAAGAGATGGTTCGGCTACGAATACTGGTGCAACTGGCGATACAGGTTCTACTGGTGCTACAGGAACAACTGGAAATACTGGCACCACAGGCGCAACCGGCACAACTGGAGATACCGGGTCAACAGGATCAACTGGGGTTACTGGTTCAACAGGATCAACTGGGGTTACTGGTTCAACTGGAACTACTGGTTCAACTGGAACTACTGGAGATACTGGTTCAACTGGAACTACTGGAGATACTGGTTATACAGGTTTCACTGGTGCGACTGGAAATACTGGACCAACTGGTGAAACCGGTGCTACTGGTACAACAGGGTATACAGGAGCAACTGGTATAACGGGTGCTACAGGTATAACAGGACCAACCGGAATAACTGGTTATACTGGTGCTACTGGGTTTACAGGTTCCACCGGCGCGACTGGTGTAACTGGTTTTACAGGTTCAACTGGTCCAACTGGTTTAACTGGAGCAACTGGTGCAACTGGTGCGAGTGGTCCAACTGGTAACACAGGAGAAACTGGGTATACTGGGTCTACAGGGTTTACTGGCGCTACAGGTTCAACTGGTATGACGGGCGCAAGAGGTGCTACAGGTGCCACCGGTAGAATTGGACATACTGGTGTTACTGGACCACAGGGACTTATTGGATATACTGGAGTAACCGGTTCAACTGGTGCAACTGGTGCTACTGGAAATACTGGTTCAACTGGCGCAACTGGTCTAACTGGATTTACCGGTTCAACCGGACCAACTGGTTTAACCGGTTCAACGGGATTTACTGGTTCAACTGGTTTAACCGGATCTACTGGAGCTAGTGGAGCTACAGGAACAACAGGTGCGACTGGCATTACTGGTGCAACAGGATTAACTGGTTCAACTGGTGCTACGGGCGCAATTGGTGTTACTGGATATACTGGAGCAACTGGTCCGATGGGAAGAACCATTCCAATCACAGAAAATAATGGGTCAACCGGTAATATCTTATTTATAAATCCAAAAGACATGAACACAGTGTACTATTCTAATATAATTGAAATTGAGCCTACTACTTCAACTGTTTATATAGATGGAAATATGATTCCAAAAAATGATGACGCAACTTTGGGTACAAAAGAAAAACCATGGAAATCATTATATGTTAGCAATAACACAATTTATTTTATGGATGTTAGTAATAATTCGGCAGCCTCTTTATCTTATGATTCTACGACAAATTCGTTGGCCGTTTCAAACGCACTAGGAAGTCAATCTGAAATAAATGTAACTGGACCAACTGGATATACTGGATCTACAGGTCAAACTGGATCAACTGGTTTAACTGGACCAACTGGTATAACTGGGGCAACTGGGGCAACTGGTGTAACTGGCTCAACCGGTTTAACTGGATCAACTGGTGCGACAGGACCGAGTGGTGCGACTGGAGCAACAGGATTAACTGGTGCAACTGGTGCAACTGGAACGACTGGTGCAACTGGAGCAACTGGTGCAACTGGATCGACTGGAACAACCGGAACTACTGGCGCGACGGGTTTAACTGGTGCGACTGGTGTAACAGGTGCGACTGGTATAACAGGTCAAACTGGAGCAACTGGAGCAACTGGAGCAACT